AGTAGTTCCATCATAACACAAAGATTCCTGTGTTTTACTAATATCAATAATCATTTTTGCCGCAGGATGACCTGCCGCTATTTCTCTCAAAATCGTTGCACCGTCATTGGTTATGATAGTGTTACCTGCTTCATCCACCATCATTTTATCTCGACCTCTAGGGCCGAGTGTGGTTCTTACTGTTTTCACTATTCCTTTAGCCGCTCGTATGTTGTTATGCAACGGGTCTACTGTTTCTTCACTCACTTTCATCACTTCCTTTCTTTTCTAAATTGTTTTCTAAATCATCCCTAATACGGGCTGAAACTCTCATTATATCTCCTAATGAAGCACCTTGACTAATCAAACCTGTAAGTTGGTATAGTTGGTTCTCCAATTTATGCGCTTTATGCATCAATTCTAGGTATCCTTTATCATTCACCATTCTAAAATCACTTCCTTTATTTCTCCTGTGTCTTTACATCTTGATTTCAACATAGAGTTAGTTTTTCCCAACTCATATATGTCGAATGTTAATTGTGCGTCTTTTAGACAGTATTCAGCCACATCTTGGTATTTTCCCTCTCTCCATGCTACAGGGGCATCTTGGCTTTGCATTAGTTTACTTTCATCTAAATTGTGTTTGGCTAAGTCATTTAGCGAACTTAGTAAATTACCATATGATAGAGATGCTTTACTAAATAGAATCTTAGTATCAATAATCATTTCTTTCTTAGAAAGAATATCTCCTGCCGCCCAACAATCTAATGCTTCTCTTATTACGGGTAAATCGAATTTTATTATGTTATGACCTAGTAGTTTACCACCTTTTTCTATGTGGTTGGAAAGAAAATCTCCTAACACTTGAGGGTGTAAATCGTGATAATTAACCCCATCAATGGGTTCTAGTTCTTGCTTAGAGAATATATTCCCTTCATTCCCATCCCATGTAGCAACCACAGATGGTTCAAACAAAGATAGGTTGTTCCAACCACCAATCTCCCAAGAATAGTTTTTAGTTTCAATGTCTAAGGCCATTATTTCACTCATTTTTTTCACCTGCTTCTTCAAGTTCTTCCCTTAGCCTTACAAAGACAATTCTTCCGTCTTTCGCTTCATCGAACATAGGGCGACCCCACTTATCGAAGTTGTTGTAAGCACTACCGGGCGAACAATCATTCTGTGTTTCGTAAGCCTTCATCATTTTTGTTTTTGCTCTCCAACCATCGCCCCTATTATTCAATTCAATGGTTTGTACAGAATTGTAAGCCTTAATCCACTTGTTTCTGTTAGTAGATTTTTCTTGCATTTTAGGGCCAACATCTACTTCATCTTCCAACCAAAGGATTAGATTTTTGAATATATCATAAAGAATGTCCTTTGCATAATCTACATGGCTACCATTTACTTCCCAAGTATCATCCAACATAGCCATGTGCGTAGCGAATATCACGGTGTTGTTTTCCATAGCAGGAATAAAAGAAGATACAACTTCTAGAATGCTAGGATTGAGATTATCTAAAAGAGAGTAATACTCGTCTATAGCATCGTAGAGAGCGGGATAAAATGTGTTCTCATCTGCTGTGAACATTTCAGTCATAGCCGATTGAGTAAGTTCTTCTTGTTCCTCTCTAGACATACCATCCCATTCTACAAAAGGTGTTTCAGTTAAAGATAGGATTCTATCTCTTTGCTTCTTTTCTAATTGTGTAAAATACTTTACTAGTTCTGTGTAATCAACTTCTAACTTAGGTGTCTTCTTAAATGCTGAACTTGCTCTAAGTTCACTTACTCTTTGCCTTCTTTCTTTACTCCATGTAGACCAATAAAGCAAAACTCGTTGGAAGATACCTTTTGTTAAAACATACTCTTTAACACCCGCAGGTGGGTATGTGGTAATCCATAAAGATACTAAAGACTCGGTTTCTATTCTTCCTAACTTAGTGTGCTTAACCAACATATTGTTGTTGCTTCCTATTGGGTTACAAGCAGATTGTAGGTAAAGAACAGTTTCTTGGCTATGCTTGTTAGGATTGAGAATAATTGAGCCTTCATCGAAGTTAAGTGCTTTTTGACCTGTTAGCATACCTTCCTTTAGAACGGTGATTTTATTTCCATCATCATCTTCTTCGTATTCATAACCACCTATCAAACCTGCATCTGTTCCTGTGGTATACAAGTCCGATTTTACTCCCGAATCTTTGAGTATATCACCGATAAATTCCCATGCTATAGATTTCCCTGTTCTACTCGATTGAATCCAAAAGACATGGATTCTAGGGTCTAGATGTGTATTACCCCACGGTACACGAATGTACGGGGCAGATATTTGCCCTTGTAGAAAGAAGAAAGATAACATTGCAGGTATTTCATTATCAATAGAAATTGTATTGAAATGGTCTATGTAGCCCTTGAAAATTTTAAACTTCTGTGTTGCTTTGTACTGTGCCGCCTTACGCATAATTCCGGCGGTTTGCCGTTTAGCATTTAATTGTTTATGGAAAGAATGTTGGAAACATTAGAATTAAATGATTATTTTTTACTCCGTATACTCACAGGTTCTTCGCTAGTTATTACATCTACAACTCTTTTTCGTAACACTTCTCCTAAACCTCTAATTTCTCTAAGAGATTCGGGATAAGCCATTTCTTCTATAGACCCGCATTTCTCTAACATACGCTCTCCCATATCCATACCAATGCCCGGTATACTCAACAACATATCCAATCTAACATCATTAGTGCTAACTCTCTTGAGAGCCTTTGCACCGTGTCTTGATGCGGGTTTGTGTAATTTATCGTGCAACTTTACGACAAACATAGCGGCTTCTGATGTGTTTTCTGTGAAGAATACTTGAACATCAAAATCAGCCATAATTCTCGCTATAGTACCCATTAACTCGTTTTGAACCCTAGAATAAGATGGAACTTTCTGACCGTTGTTTTTAGCCATAGCAATATATTTTGATATTGAACCATGTATCAACAAGAAAAATCTTTCATAGTTCATATCCATATTGTCCAACTGTCGCCAAAGATGACCGCTATGGCTTGATTGGAATAAATCGTTGATAGATTTCGCTTCAACACAAGAGTTGCCTAGTAGGTAATCCCCTACAACCAAACTTTTCTTGATTACAACCAATCCTTCTCTTTGCGCCCTTCTCACTATTGAATCGTGTAAAGAGCCTCTTTCGTTACTATCTATGATTAAATCCGGCTTAGGCATATTTTTTTCTCCTTAGTTTGTAATGATAAGTACAATATTCTTCGTTTTCTTTTTTCCTTCTCTTGCATTTAGTTCCTTTAGTAGTAATTTCTATACAACAATCTTCTTCTTTAGGATTAAAATAGCATTCTCTACATAGTTTACTTTCTTTATTGAAATTTCTTCTACCCATCTGAGCATCACAATTTCTGCATCTAAAAACATTCAATCTGTGTGTGAAGGTCAAAGTAAATCACCTGCTGAATTATCATAATACATACATAAACCACTACAAAATCCTTCATCTATCAAAGTCTTACAAGTAGAGAGAGAATATTTTCCTTTGACTATGCTTGATACTTGTGTGTGAGTTATTTCCCTATCGAAATCTACCCAACCCTGTATAGAGCAAAAATCTACTATTTTTTCTATATGTTCTTCTTTAGTAGCATCATCCACACTTTCGGGTGGGAAAAACCATCTCAATCTAGCGGCTAGGTAACTTACCAAATGGAATCTAGCCTTATGGGTGGGATTACCTTCTCCGAGTGCCGCTTGTGCTAAACAAGGTAGTATCAACATTTTATCATGTGAAAGACTAGGTAAATCTTTGATTTCTGTTTTTGTTTTGAAGGCGACTAAGGGTTTGTTAGAAACCTCTAACTCTATGGGGTTTTTTCCTAAAGTGATGTAACCTTCTCTTGGCTCTTGGGCTTCATCGAGAAAATCATAGTGTGTTAGTTGCATTAGTTCTTCTTTGTTTAATGGGATAGACCAACATTTTCTCTTGAAATTATAGGAGTTAGGTATTCTAATCATACCTGCGAAATCAAAAGCAACTGTTGGGTCACAACATGAAATGTCTAAGTCATCATTCCATTTTCTTAGAAGATTCTTTCCGGCTGTTTTTATTCTACTAACTTCATAACCATTGTTGGGTAGTATCGTATCTTTAATCGGAATCCAAAAATGAAATCCACCACCCGAAAACCACACATAGTGTTTAATTTCATTTCTTTCAAGATGTGTATGGAGTCTTTTGACTTGTTCATGCATATGTTCAAAATTTACATTAGCACCCTTGTTTTTAAAATCTTTACAATCGAAATCTAAAACGAAATGTCTTACTATAGGAGTGTTGTAATCCACTCTATGGTGTTTTGGTGGGGTAGTGCCTCTATACCCGTAAGCGGTGAAGAAGACATTACCTAGACCGTTTTTTCCACGCCAATATTTCTGTAGGTCTTTTTCATTATGCACGATTCTTCTAAATCCTTTTTGACCGCTAGTTCCTATCTCAAGAACTTCTCTTGGATAGTCAATATCAATGAACATATCTACGCCCCAATAAGGTGTAGATATTTGCTCATTGCTTTGTTTGCTATAATCTCCGGTGCATTGTTTCCATAAACGGTATACAAGGAAGGATTCACAGCCACATCAAAAGCGTAGTAACCACCATCACCATAGAGGGTTTCTTGAAATCCATTCGCTACACGGATAGAATCGTTACCGTCTAAGTTTAGATAAACATTAACTCTTGGTAAATCACCACGCAACATCAAATCATGGGTCATCACTAACACATTCAATTGATTTATTGTTTCTTCAATTTTATCTTTCAACAAACCATTCTTCTTTCTTAATTTTTCATCATTATACAACATTATTTTTTTCCAATTCATATCGTCATCTCCTTTATTTTGTTCCAAGCAGGGCATATGTCGTAGTAACTACACCAACCACACGGATTACTTAGATGCCTACAAGTGCTTTTGCATTTATCGCTATGCACCGTAGGAAAATCGTCATTTACATGAGAAGCCACTAACTTCTTTCTCACATTTGCTATAGAGCGAGATGCGTAAGTAGATAGCCTCTTAGTTTCTTCAACTATCCAATCTGCTTTATCGCCCCCGTTAATCTGTCCGTAGGGATATTCCCACCCCCAATGTGTTACAGGTAAAAATTCCATGTGTTGTGATTTCATAAGAATTTCTTTGTAGAACTCCATTTCAAATCTCATAGAAGACATTTTGTAAGGTTTATTCACCCACTTACCTGTTTTCAATTCCATTAGAATAAAACCACCATTAGCATCTGAAAATATCCTATCTATGAAGCCCTTGTAATGTAAAGGAACTTTTTGTCCTTCTACTTCTATCTCATCCATAGCATGAACTTCTACTTCGTTCCCAACGGCTTTCCAATGTTCTAAGGTATTGTCTTTGTAACATATTAGTAATCTTAGCCATTGCCATGTGAACCATTGTTCTAAGCAAATATCTTCATCGTATAGAAATCCACCTTCGGGCTTAGGCATAAATTCTCTAAGTATTCCTTTAGCCGTCATGTGTTTATCTTCATCCAATAACTGTGTTAGTTGTTTTAACACATCTTCATCAATTTGCTTCCAAAAATATTCAACCACATTGTGAACATTAGTTCCTCTAGTCATTGCTTCTGTGGGTTCTTGTTTCAAACCAAGCACATATTGATAGTAATACATTCTTGGACAAAATTTGTATGTGGTTAGAGTAGACTTTGTTATTCTTAATTTCAACATTTTTCCATCTTCGTCTACCATACCGGGCTTCCAATTGTAGACACTAGAATCGTAAGAGTTCTCTAGTTCCTTATTTAGATAAGAGGCTTCATCTGTGAAATTCTTTTCATTTGGGTTAAATTCCTTAAACATAATATCACCAATATTTCTTTGCTACCTTCTCGCCACAAGCATAGTCAATATCCCAATCTAATTCTTTGTAGATGGTGTCTATCTTAGCCCTAATGTATTTACTAACACATTGGTTGTAGTCAATTTTGAATCCTTCTAAATCTTTATCTTCTCTAAAAGATATAGATACTGTATGGGGTAAATCTTCGGGCGTTTCAGCCACATACAACCATTGCGCTCTTTCACCTACACGGAAAGATATTCCATCATTCAAATGTTCATTGTAATATATCATGCCCCTAGCCGCCATAGGTGGAACACCCGCATAGTTTTCTTTTCCTAATTTACCGAAAGGTGCTATCTCTTTTGGGCCATATTCCCCATTTTTGAGTTTGAGAGATATATTTCTAATTTTATCAGATATTTCTGTTTCTTCTTTGTTTTCTGAAACCATTCTGAATAATATATCTTGAACTTCTTTTGTTAAGGGAGAAGCACTAGAAGATTTATGCTCATAACCTGTAACTTTTAATTGACCTTTTTTTGACTCCGGCCAAGAGTAAAGTCCAAAGTTTCTATTTTTACCTGTACCTTTCCTACCTCTACCTATGAAGAAATAATTGAAGTAAGCCTCAAACTCAACCTCTAAAAGACCTCTAGAGTTCAACTCTTTATTGATTTCTTCATTGAAAATTTTAACTGCATTTTCTACTTCCTCAAATGGAATTTGAATGTAACATGAATCTGTATGCCCTGCGGCAACTGCATAACCTAATGTTTCTGCATTCTTTCGTAGTGTTTCTACTGCTAATCTACCGCTAGATGTGATGGCCGCACCACAATCAGCATCAACCCACATACCCGATACTGCTGATTGTGATAGGTAACCATAAATCGAGTTACAATTGACTTTTGCCGCTAATTGAAGCATATCGTATTTTCTTTTATCGTCTTCATTGTCTGCATCTTTCATTTTCTTTTTGTAAAATGCTCTTAAGTCTAGTAGTTCTTGAACAATGGAAGGTATTACTCCTTTCTTTGTGGTATCCCAAAAAGACCCATCGGGAGTTTGAACTATACCTTCACCCGCCGCCCTTACTTTGGTTGTAGGGCATATGTTGTAGGCTAAAATTATCGAAGGATAGAGAGATTTGTAATCTAAAAGTGCAATGTTCGTTAGCAATCCATAGAGTAAAGCAAAAACATTTGCCGCTTTCAGTTTATCTCTTTTGAAATGGTTTCTTGTAGGTGCTTTCAAATCTGTTTCTCTAGCAATCAAACCCCTACCAAGATTAGTAACATTGTGAGTGCTTTTGATTTGCACACCACAGATATTCTGCATGGTGGTAAAGTAAGGAACAAAGTCTACTTTTTCACATATTTCTCTCAACAAAGTTGTATCAACCAAACAGTAGTCTACAAACAAATCAAAATGACTATACCACCAAGTTCTAACATCTAATTCGTTACCTTGCTCGTCTGCTTGTATTTTACCTTCAAAGCCCAATTCTTCTGCAATAGTTTGTAACTTTCTATTCGGTAAACTTTTACCGGACTTTGCGAATAATGTTTCTATACCACTACCTGTGCTACCCATTGCCGCAGTATCAAGAATTAATCTACCCTTAATCGGTTGAGCCGTTTCAAAATAGAATGCTCTACCATCGTTACCCACTTTCTTAGGGAATATAATATCTCCAACAGGGCTTAATCTGTCGGGATTATCTAATCTTCTAATCAAATGGGGTAAGTCAGCCCATGTAATAGAATGAGCGATTAATATGTCGGGGTCGCAAACCTCTAAATGCTCTAAGAATCCTTCATGCATATCCTTTTCAGAACCATAGAGCCTTCTTTCATATCCCCCTTCTCTTTCTATGAAATCAACTTCAACCCCTTCCATACCCGCACTATCTTCACTCCAAGCAAAAACTACGGGGTGTTCAGCATGGGTATCATCAACAGCCATCACAGTTGTAAATTCATCATCTGTGGCTACATTCCACTCTAAATCAAAATACCATATTCTAGGATGAAATTCCGGTATACTTCTTTTTTCGGGATACATTTCAAACAAAATTTGGTCTTCAAATGGATGGTCTGCTTCGTAAGTATCGGTCATTCTTTGTATTTCTTTTAAGTCATAAGGTGTATCAAATGAGCATTTGAAAAGTTTAGCACCATCTCTACCTAATGCTATTTCGTCATGGTGGAAATTTATGCCTGTAATGCTTGTGGAGAGCCTTGAAAGCCTTCTAGGGTGTGTGCCTACAGGTAGCCAACAAAATGGCCGTATATAGCCCTCATCTTCGGGGTTGATAATTTTCACAGAAAGATTTCCTTCCTTATCTCTAGTTCTCATATATATGCTAGGTTTTTCATAAAACCCACCTTCTTTAGAGAAATAATCAACTATCATAACATCACTCTTGGTCTATTATTAGGAGAGTAGTATCCCAACCATCGCCATTTTGTTCGATTATGATTGGTGTAGAATCTCCGAGATGTATTCTAGATGTATGATTTCCCTTTAGACTAGAAAGGGCATCTAGTAGCCAAGAGCCAAAAGAAGAAGATACTGTGGAATTACCCCCATCCGAATTTTCTGTATTCACATAGCAACTGAAAGACACCCCACCTGTTTTTCTTACCTGTAATAACAGTTCATTTTCTTCCGCATTGAATTTCATTGTATAGTCGGAGTCTTTGTTCAAACCCTTAGCAACGGATAAAGAATCAACTAATTCGGATAAGTTAGCATCTGCATGGTTATCCAATACTGTTTTCTTTCCAAACAAAGCCCAATCTTTTTCCTCACAATCAATAAGAAGTTTAGATATGGTTTGAGAAAGTTGGCTACTATTACAACTGTGAACAGGTAAAGTCATACTTTTCTTTCCATTCTGTAATACTATTCTATTCCTCATCTGAGAAATGGTTACATCTCCTTTCGATTTATTCAAAAAGGCTTTAGTATTTTTCAAATCAGTAAAAACAAGAAACCCTGTTGATTCAATACCTGTGGAATAGGTTTTGTTGAATCTAACGGCGTGAGTTGAATGCGATACCAAGTATGAAATCTTGTTCGCACTAACGGTTAATTCAATATCTTCTATCTTAGTTCCAAAGGAAGATAGTAAAGCAACCCACTCTTTAGAGTCTAATGTTACCTTAGTCATGCTATCACAAAGTGCCGTCATTCAATTCTTGAAGACCATACCACTTTGGTTTTCCACCGACTTCGGTAGTTAGAATGGTTCTTCTTTGTCCTTGTAAACTCACATCTGTTTTACTCTTTTCATAAGTAGCAGTAAAAACTTGGTTGGTTAATCTACCTTCATCATCGTAAATATCCTCTCTTTCAAAGAGAACTATTTGGAAGACTAAACCTGCTGTAGATTTCTCCCATGCAGGTCGCCAACCTCTAATGCTGTTTCTATCTTCTTCGTCTAGTTTACCCAAGTGTGTTTCAAGAAATACTTTCACACCCCTTTTCACTAGTCCACGACATAGTGTAGTCATCTGATGGAATCTAGTCCTACGAATACCCCAATCCCATTGAAATTCAACCCTTCTAGCATCTTTACCCGAACCTCTAATATCGGCGGCGGATATAGCATCCTTAGCGAGTCCTAAGTCCTGTATTCTCATGTTGTTGATACAAACCGAATCCCAACCATCTACACCTGTAATCAAGACACCCCATATGTCCTCATGGTTATGTACACAGTATTGCAGTAGTTTCATCACCCTATCGTGTGTAGCAGGGTAATCTACTGCTGTTCTATCGTCTTGAGTATATACATATGGCTCTAAACAGATGAATGTGTCTAGGTCTGCATGAAAGGCACTCTTATTTGCTTGACCGCCACCATCAAAGTCTAAACACATTAATTTCTTTGGTTTCGTTTCGTATTGTACACTATCTTTGATACATCTATCTACATACATAGCGTAAGCGGCAGTTACAGAAGCCGATTTACCTGTATTTTCATGTCCAATAAAGCCCGCAAAAGTATGCCCTATGTTATCATTGGCTGATGCGATTTCAGCCGTAATAGCGGAAAAAGGGTCTTTCCTTTCGTGAGTTTTCTTTTTGGTGTCTTCAATGTGTTCTTCAACTTCTTTCAACTTTCCAAATCCACTCATTCATCTCCACCTTCCATCTCGATTAACTTTTGTAAATAAACTGCTAAATCCATCGCTTCTTGTTGAGCATGAATCAACCATTCTAACTTTGTTAGTGGTGCGGTTTCCATAGTCACCCCATACTTTTCTTTACCTACTTCCGCTCTACCTAGTATCTTCACACAAACTGCATCTTCAATTCTGCTCATTGGACTCACCACTTGCTGTGTTGAGAGCCTCAATGTTAGACATTAGTTGGTTTCCTGCGGCTAAAACTGTGTTAGCGTATTGTTCCAACAACTGCAACTGCAACTGTTGTCTAGCGACCTGTCTTTCCAACAAATTCGCTCTCTCCACCTGCGCTCTCAATTCCTTGTTTTCTGCTTCTAATTCTGTTTTTGTTTTACTCATTTTTATTCACCTCACTTAAATTGCGATGGGTCTGTGTTTCCACCACTCATTCTCTTTCGGGAAAGTCTTGGGTTTGCGTATACGCCGAATACTGTGAGTTTTGGATATTCTTCTCCATTATTTCTCATCATACCTATTCGACCATAGATGTAAAGAACTGTGCCTTCTGCATACTCTACTAGTTCTCCATCATCATCTCTATAACAAAATATGTTAGTTAAATCGTGAACTGCGCTACCTACATTACAGTAGACTTCTGAACCTCTACCAACGCCCTGTGTGCTTTCTAGAGCCTGTGAGGATATTTGGAAAGAATAACTCCTACCATCTTCATCGTAATCAGAATCACGGTGTTCATGGCTCATACGAGTGATTCTACCCTTTGTAGTAACTAGAGGGCCACTTAGACCGCTTCTTCCGTCTGATGACGACCACTCGGTAGCGTTAGCGGAATATGCTTCCCACAAGTCCTCTAGAGGCACGAATAATTCATGGTAGGAATTGTTCACCCAAAAGTTGGATGGTTTTAGTAAGTGCTTTTCATCATCCGAAAGGAAATTGTCTGTATAGTTGATATTATCAACAAATCCTTCTCTTGTGTCTAAAACATCCTTTCTGTATTCATCATCTTCTCTAGGTGGTGTTACTTGTATAACACAAGGCTCTCCAATTCTTATTGCTCTTTGAGTATCTTCACCCTTCAAGTCTACACGCCAAAGACTAATGTTACCTTCAAGGAACTTTTCTTTTTCATTACCTAAGAACCAAGAATATCTTCCCATCTCATCTCGACTGTATGGATTACCCGCTCTAGATACGAAAACGATGTAATCAGACCCGCCCACATGAATACCATATGGTGGTTCTTGTTCTACACTAACACCTGTTGGGATTTCTGTTTCTTGGGTTTTGATTACCCAATTTCCATCTACTTTCTTGTAGTGTCCATTCCCTGTAGCAAAGAAATCATTTGGACTTTCTCTAAAGGTTCTAATTAACCAATTTATCAAACCTGTTCCCCTGTTATCAGACCTGTCTGCTACTCCTAAGAACTCTCCAACATATGTGCTACCGCCACCGGAAGTGCCGCCTCTCCTTGTTTGAACGAATGCGGATTCTGTCCAATCAATCAATAAATCTTCATCTTCGTTTTCCCAATTATCACAATTAAAATGTTCCTTAATGTGATTTAGGTAGAATGATTTGACTGTATCAAAATCTTCTCCTGTGCGCTCAGAATGCTTCTGAATGCGTTCCTTGACCTCATCGGGCAAGTCTTTCTCTTGCGATTCTTCTTTCATCCCCATGAAGGGGTTTTTTCTTTCTTCTTCCATTTTATTCACCTGTTTTTTTTACTTCTTTTCTTATTGATGCAACCATATAGTCGCAGAATGCTTGGTCGCCCATCGGCCATTCATATATCTTCTCCATGATTTGACCGTAAGCAACCATAGCATCGAATAGTTTGTCTTTATCTGTGTCTTGCCGAGAAAACTTTCTGTTTACTTCGTAATACAATTTTTTCATAATAGTCTTCAAAGGCACACCTGTGTTTACTTGTTTAACTAGATTATTTCTCATTTTCATAAACTCATCATCTAGTATAAGTTGTGCTGAATCTTCAAACTCATTGCTTTGAATAGTAACTATTCTATCTTCCAAAGCATTTTTTGTTTTAGGTAAGGACTCTAGTAGATTAATACAACCTCTCAAATCCCCATCCATTTCATCAACTAAGGTTTTCAGATGTGGTGTCCAACCTTCTACCACATCATCTTCTATTCTCACATCCCGTAGTATATCCCAAAGCCTTCTAGCCCCATCATCAACATTGATAGGTGTAAAGTTGTATATTGTGCAACGAGATTTGATAGCGGGTCTAATTTTCTCTAATTCATTTACTGTAAGTATAACTAATGCATTTTCGGCATAATTTTCTATGATTTGCCTAGCCGCATCTTGAGCCGCAGGAGTTAGACCGTCTGCTTCGTCTATCAAAACAATCTTTCTATCACAATCAATTGGTTTAACTCTCATAAGAGTCTTCAACTCATGCCTAATGAAATCTATACCTCTTTCATCAGAACCATTGGATATTGTGAAATTGTGTGAATTGTATGCATCTCCTAAAAGAGTCTTGGCTATCACATAAGCGGCTGATGTTTTTCCTGTACCCGATGGGCCGGATAATATGATGGCTCTAGGTGCATCTGATAATGACTCCCAACTTTCTAAGTCTTTGGAGAATGTAGGTTGTCCTACAAGTTCATCTTTAGAATTTGGCCTAACCGAATCTTCCCACATTAAAATTCAATCTACTAATTCCTTTATAACTAAATCACCTGCGAGGCCACCAAAAACCTGCTCAGTATCCTCTATCCATTTCAAAAAACTAGACCATGAATCATAATTGGGTGGATTATCCAAGCAGTATCTTACCAAATGTACATCGCTTTTTCTGTGTGTTGAAAAACCATAGGTCTTCTGAATCTTATCTAGATAAATTATCATCTTCTCAATATCCGTGTTTGATGTGTAAATCTCTCTCTTTTTTCCAAGTATTTTTTCTAAAGGAGAGCCGTATTTTGAGTCATTTGAGTTCCACATTTTTAATTGTAAACGATAGCCTAATTTTGAATTTGTAGACTTAGTTATTACAGCATTAAATCTAATGTTAGAAACTAAGTGTCCTATTTCCAACCAATGTTTTTCATCCATCAAACCACCAAATCCACTAATTGTGTAATATCTTGTATACCTTTTTCCAAATTAAAAGCCATAAATGTCGGGTGTATGAACTCATTTTTATTGGTGTCGAAAGTAGGGGAAACTAAATCCATCACTAAACAAACATCGTCAGAAACTAAATGTTTATGATTGTTTATTGGATTGACTTTTTCTCCGCTTCTTTCTAAAGAAGTATAGAGCAAACCGAGGTTATTTGAACTCCGTAAGGTCATCTTCCCGCACAAAAGGAAATCTGTTCCATCTAAAATTTCCATTTCAATAATAGCCTCTCCACCATTAGATTCGTAAGAACATACTCTCACACTTCTTAGTAAATGATTCAAAACTAAAAGATAGCCACCCATTTCATTTGGTTTGTATACACCAACATCGGGAAATCTAACAGTATTTTTCTCGGCCCAATCTTCAACCACAGCCCAAGATGGTATAGATTGTGGTAAACATACAGGGATATTTCGATTACTTTGCATGAATTTTTCTAATCTTTCCTGTAGATTTAGTTCCACATCTTCAAGATAAAACACATCTGTTACTATTTCATCTTCATATTCCACAACACATTCAGATGTTTTTTCTACTCTCCTACGCCCTTTTCCTTCGATTAGTTGTACCATAGCACCATTGTACTGCGTAAGCACAACACTATCATCCCAACTTTTCAAAGGTCTAGGTCTGTATACAATGTGATGATTAGAACCTAGAGAGTTTCCTGTGTGTAGTAAATCAGTTAAAACGGAATTTAAAGAAAAACTATTTCCTACATAATTTAATTTTTTTAATTCCTCTTTTTCTACATCTTTTAAGATATTGAGTAAAAAAGTTTCTTTAGTAATTGGCTTTCTTACTCCTAGTAGTGTTCCCCAAAACAATTTGGCCTCTACTTGGTTCATCATTCTCGCACATTCAAGAAAGTTCATTTCTGTTTGCTCATTAGAAAATACTCTCAATGCATCGGCGGCTTGTTTTAGAGTCCATCTTTTCCCATTACCTGTGCTTTCAGTACAAAGATTAGCAACTAACTTTTCTTTGTTAGGGGCTATTTCTTCTACAACTTTTGAATAAGTGTCTATAGTCTTCGCTATGTGCGCTATCATTTTGTGATAAGACCACGCGGTTACATCTTCTCCGAATAATAGAGTTGAGGCGTGTTTCAATTGGGTATTCTCTAATCCCTGTAATTTATCCTTTAATGGGCCTTTTCTACCTAGTCTATGTTCTTCTAGAAGGCTTGCTATACGATTGAAGTTGATGTAAAGTTCCCCCTAGCCTACTTGGTCTTGGTTGTGTCGCAACACCAAAGTGCTTTTTGGATAACTCTTTCAAGGTTTTCACAGTTACAGGTTTTGCATTCGCATTACAGTAGATGTATATGCTATCCAATAACAAACCCCTTCTAGACCTATTAGCCTTGAAAGAATCATGGAACAAAATTTCTTCATATAGTATCATTATTGAGCCAACATCTTTGGCCGACAAGCCTAGTTCAGATGCGAGTATGTGTAAGTATCCTTTCGGATTGAATTTACTCATGTATTCTATCTCTCCAAAATTCTGTTTTTTTCCAATCTTCATCTTCCATATTAACTGTCCATTCTTCACCAAATTCTTCTTCAATAAGGGCTATAAGAGGTAAAATTGTTTTTCCTTTTTTACCTATCATACGACCCATCTGACTTCCTCGTTTACCTTTACGAGTTAAGATTATATTCACTATTTGTGATTCTATCTCTACATTAATTTCTTTGATATAAGAATCATAAAAACGATAAAAACTTTTTCCGTCTTTAACTTCATATTGAGGTTGAGAATAATAACCCATTATTGTTTTCTTGATAGATTCTATTAATTCACTCATCTGAATCACATCCGAAGGTAGCACAGAAGGCTATTGAGTTGGCGCACTTAGGACACTTAGGTATCATTCAATCACCACTCCTGCTATTTCCTCATCGTAAGCCTCTATAGGCCAAATCCAATGTTCTTCATCATGGCCTATTATTGCCTCAACCCATGATTCCACGGTATTTGTTGGGTCTTTGAAAAAGCATTTCTTACAAGTAAAATTACCTGCATCTCCACCTGTAAATTGGTCGCAAATAACAGGACTACCTCTTTTCATGCACTTATCGCACCTAACCCATTTACTCCGATTACAAGACCAACACCGAGCATCATTTTCTAATCTCTTTTCTTGGCCGCAATCCCAACAATGAGTATCGTATTCGGGATAAGCAAATCGGAATGGTATTTTGTTGTGTGGTACAAACGAATCATAGTCGGAACTCCGCTTCCAAAATCTGTGAATAACATAATCCCATACCCAAACCAAATCTCTTAATTTCAAAAATCTCATTCAATCACCACTCCTTCATTTCATCGGGTCTATCTCCGAAGAAATGCACCCATCCTAAATGCCATAGTTCTCCACAAAAACTCTTGAAAGCATCGGTATTCAAACTGTTTTTGAAGTTAGAATAAATCAATCTGTTCTGCACATAGTCTACTAAGAACTCAATCATTTGTTCTTCGTTTATCTCGCACCTGTATGGATAATCCGCCCAATCTATAACAAACAAGCCATCGAAGTTGTCTGTTATGTGTTGTTCTTTTCTCGCCCTAACTAAGTAGGTGTCTTCCTTATCCCTGTGTTTGACTATGCTTAGGAATCCTTCATTGATGATTAACCACATCAACCCAATCTCCTAGCCAAATTTTCTGCTCTTTGTGAGAGTATATTAGTTGTCTGTGGGTCTGAAATTACTTTGGTTGCATCTTGGAAAGCATCAACTCCGCCGAATCTATCATACGATTGTCCTAATTCCTTATCGGACATTTCACCATATATGTTTCTAGTATGTGGCGGTCTATATTGCATAGAGCCAACATCGCTCATAACATCGGGATTCCAAAGGCCACGTTTAGGCGCACCTTGCGCTCTATATGGCCCTGCACCACCTACATCAACATAGGTAGGTGTACCATCGGGTCTAATCAAAACATTATCTAATTCCATACCCAAAGCATCCCAATTACCAATCAATGCTTGAGGAACAAAGCCTTCCCTCAAAACTTGTGCATCATCATAAGAAATTGGTCTAGCCCCTTCTTCAAAATCTGTTATCATTGTAGGTTTAGTGAACAGTTGCCCCTGCACCTTCTCTTGAACCATTTCGGCATGAGGCACACCAACCCCTAACTCGTTCAAGTATCTATTCATATCATACTCATTACGAATATGTCCTTGTGGGTCGCCACCTGCATGACCCCCTCTCTTTACAACCACTTTCTTACCGCTAGGTAAGGTTCTGAGTAAAGCACCTGTAGAGCCTCTAAGTCTTGCTTCTTCCTTAAGAAAAGACCATGACTTCTCTAGTGCGTATGATGAGTAATTTAATGTGTAAGTTGATGTATACAAACCAAATGAACTAGACATTTCATCCATTAATTACCACCCATTAAATTATTCAATAAGTCAAGCACCTTTTGAGTATCACCATCAACATCATCCGAAGTTACAATCTCTTGTTCAACGGGTGTATTAGATTCTGTATTAACACTTTCTTTAACCACAGGGCTTTTCTTAAGTTTGGCCGCACAGTCGGGTGAAATAGTTCTCAATCTACCTCTACCATGTTGCACAAATTCGTTATTACAAACCCTACAAGTGTATGTTCTAGTTACCTTTTCTAAAGGTGGTTTACAACCATCACATCTAACCCTAGTCTTTCCAATACCATATTGTATTCCTTCTTTACCACAAACATCACAAGTGTATGTTCTTACTGCTTCTTCTTTAGCAGGTTTACATTCGGGGTGTCTTTTCCTTAACGGGCCTTTACCTACTTGAGTGCCTTCTTCACCACATACATCACAAGTGTATGTGCGAGTAATAGGTTGCTCTTTACAAGTAGCGCAGGTCTTTGGTAACTTTCCTCGACCATGCATCTCAAACTCTTGTTCACAAGTATCACAAGTGTATGTTCTAACCTTCTTTTCAATTTCGGGTTTTCTACATTCGTCACTACAATACTTTGGCTTCTGCCCTCTCTTTCTTTCATATTCAAATTCAGTTCCACACTTCACACAATTCTCTTTCAATAATGATTCAGCATTTTCTTTAGCATCGCCAACTAATTTACGAATTTCAGTTGTATCAACTCCCATGCTTTCCATCATGTTAAAAAGTGCATCCCTTTTTTCTTTATCCATGTTTTTTATGTCTTCTATATTCATTCTTTTAACTCTCCTTTAATATCTAATGTTGGACTAAGCCCAACCATCTTTGCGCTATCTAGTGGAATAATATCCACTTTCAAGAGCGTATCTCCTTTTCTTTCTGTCCAAGTCATATCCTGTATTTTCTCAATCACTTCATTCACTTTATCAGAATGCTTGGCTTTTTCTTTCAACCAATCATCAGCCTGTTGTGCCTCAATCATGGCTTCTCCAATTCTCTTGTATGCGGCTTCTGCTAATGGCCCTACTCTATCTTCATCTTTAGGTACTAGCATACCAACTAACATATCTAAGAGAACTGCTTGTTGTAACTTAGGTGGAACTTTATGTGCTACTCTTTGCATTACAGGTCTGCATTTCCTGTAGCCATATCCTTTTGTTTTACCACCTTCATGTTCTTCGGGTATTACCATCATAGCCGCACCCGTATTCAAATCCTGTATGTATAATCTAGGGTTTGAGAAATACTCCTTGTCCTTGTCTTGTTTAGCACTCTCTTGTTTATTGAGAACACTAGCAACTTTAGACAAAGCCTTTCCCGAACCATCTGTCCAATCTTTTTCTTCCATTCTTATCATTCCTTTATCTTCTAATTCCTTTATAACTAAATACTTATTCATCTTTTTTCCTATTATTAACTTCTTCTTGTTCTTTAGCCTCTTGAATCGCCACATTCAATTGTCCAACCAACTGTTCCGCTTGTTGTATTGTTAGTCTAAAGCCCCTACTTGTGTGGGAAGTTCCTTCTCTTTCCATATTGTGCATTCTCATATCAATCCATACTCTATGATAATACGGAACTGTACTCAACACCACATGGCCTTTTCCATCTTTCCACTTACCCTCTAAACTTGGGGTTCTCCATATCTCTTTCATTTGCTCACCATCTTACATCTTTCCCATAAATATTCCATAGCCCATTCAATATCTTCTACTGTACAAATGAGGGGAGTACCAAATGTATCTTCTCCATCGTTGTAAGAAAATACCCATTCTGCGCCACTTGCTTCAACATTAGTAAATTGCATAATACAAATGTTCAATGCTTGTATCTTTCCTTTTGATTTAGGAAATCGTTTCATCTGTATACCCACTCCGCATATTGAGTTCCCTCTAAGGGAGTTGTATCTGATACCCATTTACCGTTAAACAAACAATGTTCCATTACTCTAACAACATCTTCTTCCGGCACTACAAGTTCACTAAACTTTTCACAATCATTACATTGTATTTGAAAAAATACTTCTCCATTGTAAACATCGAATATATCTACCAAATTGTAATTAACATGGTCGCAATCATCAGCCGCCTCATAAGCGGCTTCTGCTTCGTATTCACTTCTCAAGTCTGCTTCTCTTTCTCTCCAATCTTCATTCATTCTTCATCACCTACATTCCAATATGCGATAATGTTCATGCTATGTGATGTGATACCTTCATCATCTTTGGTGTAATCGCTATGATAGCGTAGTTCAGCACTCAATAATTTATCATCACTTGCTTTGGCTTCTTCAAGTAGTTCGTTCCACTCTTTGAAAACTTGTTCTTCGGGTTCTCCATCTTCCCATTCACCATTGAAGAACCAACCTGCGTGTTCTGTTTCAATCCACATCGTGTAATCAACGTAATCAATCTTCATTCTTCTTCACCTTCTTGTTTGAAATCGGGATTATCTTCTAAAATCCCTACGAGCCATTCAATTTCCTCTTGTCTGTAAAAGTCACTTGAACATAAACCACTTTCGGTTAGTTGCTCGCTCATCTCATCCTGTGCATCTAATACCTTCTCTACAATCTCTTTCCAATCTTCTTTCATTTCAAAACCCCCAATCTTCTGATGTTTGTAAATATAAGGCACGACATAATTTACTTCTGAACTCGCCGTCACACCCAAACCGCTTCTCAATGGCCTCATAATTTCTAAGTATGTCTGTGTAATTCTTTGATGCGTAAAGGCAATCCCATGAGCCTTCTTTCATCGCTTCGTCTTGAAATCTCTCAATCAAATAATTACACATTATCATTGGACTTCTCGTATCTGAAAGAGCATATTGTAGTGCTTCTTTCATCTCCTTACTTACTGTAATTACATTCTCCATCATTCTTCTTCACCTCTATTGTATAATGTCTTTTTCAATCTCTTTACTATTATTCCTTCAACTATATCCTTGAATTTATTAGTGCTAGTTTCTTCACGAATAATTTGCTGAATTTTCTTTCTGATACCAAGCCCATCCTCTCTCACTATGTCTTCAAGAATCATAATTCTTTCTTTGAGTTGCTCATTTTCGTCTTGTAATTCTTTTACTTTCGTTTCATGTTCATCCCATACAGGCATTATCTTATCTAAGAAATTGGACTTTTCAATCATTGAAGCCTCTTTTCTCCTTCGATTTTGCTTCCCACTAATAGTTTCATGTTCATCACAGAATCGTTTAGAGGATATAGTGGTTCTAGTTCTAAAGGGGGCATTACACCTATGTCCATCGCTCATTATATGTGAACAATATCTAATGTTAGTCATTGTTTCCCTCTCCTTCAAAACACTCTTTACAAAGCAAGATGTTATTCTTACTAGACCATATCCTCTTTTTGGTTGAGCATCCATCACATCTATCAATCATCATTTGAATCAAACTCCACAGTAGTTACTTTCATTGATGGTGCGTCATACATAGCCATAGCCATAGCAATCTCAGCAATTTCTTCGGGGCAATCTATAGTTGCACCCTTTCCATCATGCCCTAGTATCAAGAAATCCCCATGTAGAGAAAGTAGTGAATCAACAGTCATGTTGTGCATTTCTGCAACAAATATCATCGCTACAATGTTGATTGGTAGAGCCAAAAGTCTACCTTCATCATTCCCCCACAAATCCCAATTTTCTCCATCGGCGGTTGCACCTGCTGTTACACATTCAATGTGACCCCCAACTACTTCTTGCATTTGTTTCAAATCATCAACCAAGATTTTTTCCACTTTTCCATTCGTTTTTATTACAATTCCTTCTTTCATTTCATCGCCTCAACTTCTTCTAAAGTAAATTCTTCTTCAATATTCCAAACCCTATCTACATAACTAGATTTATCTCCTTCTTTGTATGGTACACTTGCGATAAGATAATTTAACCGATTAACCCACCTAAAACCTTGACCGATATAGGATACTTCACCATCATCACATAATGTCCAAATTAGATTGGGATTTTCTCGATAAACCGATTTCACATATTCTAAATCTCCACCGTATGTTTCAAAATACATATTATAACCAATTTCATCTCCTTCTGTTTGCCCTTCTTCGTAGTAAGGGTGTTCCATGTGATTGTAAATAGGTTTGTACTTTTCATAGAAGTCATCGCTATTTACTTCCCGCCTTTCCCACGATAGGAGAACATTAGAACTAGATTCCCACCCATGTGTATCCACTTCGTAATAATGATGTAATTCCTTAGTAAATACATCACCCACTTGCTTGTAAATCTTCAATGCTTCTTCAAGTGTATCTATGTTGTGTTCTTCATCGGGAATACCGAGTGAGCCGTTTTTATCCCACGCTTCTTGGTCTTCGGGTTCATACCATACTAACACAACATATTCCGTTGCTTTTTCACTCATTCTATTTTCTCTCCCAAAATATCACAAAACTCACTACATATATCTATCCAACCTTGAATAGTGTTTTCTTCTGTTAAATACGGTGGTGTGTGTTTTCCAAAAGGTTCTCCTTGAAACATATCTCTCAAACCAACCAATGCGTCAATAGCATCACTAAACGTTTGATATTTACTTTCCCATTCTACTATTCTACTCATTCTTCCTCACCATCCTCAAGCACTATCATCTCACAGTATTGGCCTTGCATCCACATTGGTATCTTCTCACCCGATGGTGATGTAGACCCTAGCAAACAGAACTTGCTCGCATCATACTCGCCCGACTCAACCATATCTACCAACACTTGTCTTGTGTGTGCTTGGTAGATTGTGTTACCATCTTTGATTCTATGAACTAATACTTCACCATGTGAGTTTGTAAAGTTCTCAATAGTCATAGTGGTTTCATGTCCACATGATGGACACACAAGTATCATACCCCACCAATCATACTCAACCACATTACCATCTTCATCAAGCATTTCTGTGGTTTCTATGAGAGTTGGGAATACATTACTTGCATCCATCTCTACAATAGGGAAGCCACAACTTTCACACTTCCAATTATCCACAATGATTTGTTTGTATAAGTCATTGATTCTTTGAGCATCTTCTGAACTTTCGGGAACATCATCAAACTCAATATCTGAATCCGATACCGTATAGCCCAAATCAAAAGCCAAAGTTTTCAATCCCGATATACTTCTCAAAACCGTATAGTGGTTTATACATCTAACAAGGACAAGTTTCTTGTCCTCTACTTTCTTTAACAGGAATCCCATACCATCTGGACTCCAATATGAATCTACATTCATACCATCCAAATGGTTCTTCACCCATTCTGCATTCTTCATCCAATCTACATTTTCTTCTTCCATTTTATTCATCTCTCCATAAATTCAGTTTTATGTAATTACAGTTTACACATACAACCAACTCTTTTCTCTCGCCTTCATCAGCAAGACAAGCATAGTTGTATGTAGCATCTCCACAATTACATAAGGTAGTGGATACTATTCCATCTGATATTACTACCTCATCACCATCAACGGTAATTTTTAGTTGGTCTGTTCCCAACCACTTTTCTACATTCTTCACAAACATACTTGTTTCATTCATTCTTCTTTCTCCTTTCGTATCTCACTCATTCAATCACTTCCTGTGCGTAGCATTTCTCACAACCTGTTGCTAGGTTCTCATGGATTTTCTTGTGCCACACCCTGCCCTCTAACCAAGCGACTTTCTCAGCCCCATGTTCTTTGAGCATAGCATCGGTGCATTCACAATACCCACCATCACACTCCCATGTGTCCACCACTTGAGCGAACACATCAAGGAAACCGTTGAAGTGTGTGTTCTCTTTGAGCCATGTATTCACATTACCCATGAATCGCTGTTCCTCGTCAGTCCTGTTTTGAACAGGTTTTCTGTTGATTTCATTTTCAACAAAGAAGCAAACCGTGTTGATGAGTCCTTCGTATTTGTCTGTGTCTATCATTCAGCATCAACTCCTGTTGAGGCAGTATAACAAGCGTCACAGTATGTGTAGATTTCTAATTCGCCTGCTACTCCCCCAAAAGCAATATTATGGGGCTTATCCATCGGTAAAGTATCTCCACATATAGTGCATTTCCCATATTTTTCCAACAATCGTTTTTCATCTTCTGTTAATTCTCTCATTCTTCATCACCTTCTTTCCATTCTTCTATGAGAAGCAACAACTTCCTACAAGTATGGTCGGCATTCTCCATGAGCCATTCCCACACCCTTTCGTATTCCCAATCAATCATTCGCAAGACATGATTATCTTCACGCAACCGCTTGACTTCTTCTAAGAGAAGTGGTGCGTCTGCTATGAGATTTATATTACTCACCGCTTCTTCAAAAGAAATGTCGTCATAATCATCAGTAGGTGTAGGGTCAAGGTATTTACTTTGCACAATTGTTACACGCTGTTCTTCACCTTCTTTTCCCGCCACGATAATACCGTTCTCATAACATACATCACATATCCACGGCCCTTTTGTGTGTCCTTCGTATTTGTCTGTATCAATCATTCATCATCACCCCAATCATCTCTTTGTGGGTCGCCTTCTTCCCATACAAAATCAACAAAAGATGGGTCTTTTGCATACAACTTGTCTATGAATGCTCGCAACCGTTTGACTTCTGCTAAGAGAAGTGGTGCGTCATACCATAGTTCTATGGTCGGACTCACAAACACAGCACCGCCCATCAATTCCTTATTCTCCGATTCTAACACGGCTATTTCATTACCATGAATATCGTACATAGTAAGATGTTTTAAGTCAAAGTTTGAACCTTCAAAGAAATAATCAACCATGTGTCCTTCGTATTTGTCTGTATCAATCATACAATCATCTCCTTTCGTATTCTTTCATTTTCTTCAAGAACATCTTCATCAATCCAACCGTCTAATAAAGAATGGCCTCCATTGAGATAGCAGAACCGTGAGTCATTCTCCTTGAGAAACTGACGCACAGATATAGCATACATTGTAGGGTCATCAAACATATTACCTACATTCCACAGGAAGCACTTTTGGCAAAGTGTATCTTCTGTGCATGATGGTCCGCATTCTTCTATATCTTCATCGTATTTGTCTGTATCAATCATTCTTCTTCCTCTACTTGTGTCCAATGAATACCCTTAGCCAATTCGTAAGCATCCCATACTGTATTGTAATCTTCCGCTTTAGGTGCAAATTCTTCCAACCATTCGATATACTCGTATTGAGTATCTAGTTCTCTCTCCAATCGCTTGACTTCTGCAATCAAATCACTTACGCTCTCACAACCTAAGTTGCTCATCTGTTCTTCTTCCCATGCTTCGTCTGTATCAATCATTCTTCTCTCTCCATTCTTTTAGCGTCATCACTTGCGGGTGTTTAGTGCTGTAATCAATGACTTCTATACTACCGCACCAACCTTTAGGCAAATTAGCAATGTATTCTTCACATTCCTTTACCGAATCAAAGGCTATGTAATGGAACTCATCTGAACCACTCAAATGTTTTTTTTCCGGCATAGGTTCTCCGATAGGGTCGCCATCATCGTTTCTTTCGTCATTAATACACGCATAGACTTGAAATCCTACTTCACTCATTCTTCTTCACCTTCTTCTTGTGATGGGTAATACGCTTCTCCTTCCATCTTGTTCAACATATCTACATCTTCAAGATACTTAACCAACTCAATAGCATCGGTCTTGTTCAAAGATAGATTCAACACCATACCCATAGGATGGTTGTATTCTCCACCATGTATCAAGAGTTGAACGATTGGTCTACCACCAACCTTGTGTTCTTCATACACTAGGGGTTCAACTAAGATGTAGTTCTTACCCGTTTTAGCGGCTGAGGCAAACACAGGGTCTTGGTTTCTCAACCAATCACTTACTCCATGTGGGCATGGTAACTTAGTTGCATACCCATAATCACGATTCTTACGGGAAGATTCACCTTCGCTTAACACTTGTATGTGCATTCTACCTGTATCATAATTACATTTCACTTGCATTCTTGTCTTTTCAATTATTCCTAAATCCATTTTTTATCTCTCCTTTTTTATCTTCTCATCCTAAATTCTTCTACAATTTCTTCTCCTACAGACTTTAGGAAGATTTCTCTTTCCTTGTAGCCTACAGTATCCTTGACTAAGCAAAGACCATCCATGTCTTGCTCGTAGAATATGGCGGGATACCACCTAGTCTTTCCAATCTTTATTTTCTTTTCATCAAACTTTACCTGTGCATCTTGAATGAAATTTTCTGCTATACAATACTTGCATACTCTACCACTCATCCCAAACGCTTCGGGTTCTTCTATCATTTCTAATTCATGGAAGAAGCCCATGTTACACTCACTACAGAAACAATTTCTATCTTCTTTATCCATGTCTACTAATTCTAAGTTACTAGAAATTTTCATCAATTCTCCTGTTGTTTTAACAGGATTCCATACATACTCCCTAACAGTAGAGTCGTAGAGTAAACATTGACCTGCAACATCTGTATTAGCATGATACTCTTTACCTACTTTGAATCCACTTCCATCTATGTAATCATGCACACTTTTCTGCTTCTTGAACTCTACACCATCAGTCTTCTTTCTACTCTTTCCATTCTTTCTCGTAGGCTTCCTATCTGACTCATCTAATTCACTAAGCAAATCATCCATGTCGTTACTATCCCATTGTATTTTACTAGGCTTAGATTCAACAAACAAACTTTCTCCAACGGGTATGTTCAACACATCGGCAATATATTTCTGCTGATTGATACCTTCTACAGCATGGTTACAATACGAATCACGAATATACAATACCAATTCGGATGCATCTTTCCAAGTCCTATTACTCTCCGGTATCATTAGATGTGCAAGAATAGACAACTGCACACCTGTTCTCCCATGACCGCCCATACATGAACAAAGAACTGTCTTCACACCATTAGTCTTGAAATCCTCAACAAGTGTAGGCCAAAACTCATGCGTAATGTTACTCGGTATACCATAGTCCGGCCAATCAATTACCACCAACTTAGGTGTATTTTGTTTTTCCAACTTGGTTGAGCAAGCCCACCCATCGGGAAAAACATCTCTTGTCTTTCTCGTATGTATCACACCTTCCGGCCCAATAGCAACATCGGGGTTTCCACCCTTCCAATTTTGCCATCCACCTTGTCTTGTGTTACCACCTGCATAGACCTTGATTCCTTGTGCCTCAAACACAAGTGGGTTTCCTGTATGGCAACCGACCATCACTCATCACCCCCAAGCATCTTTACATCGTCTTCATCCATTCTTTCTTTCACATTCATAATCCATTCTTTATCTTCAATCATTTTTATCTTAAACATCTTTACTAACATCTCCTTCATAATATCGAACATAGCATCTCCTTCACTCAAACCTTTCCATGCCTCTAACCAATGTTCACTCTCTACAGAATCATAATCCTTAGACTGTATAGCACCACACACAGCGTAGGTTATTTCGCTACAGTTGTCGGGTGCAATCGGAAAACTCACAGAATATTCATTGTTTAATTTCAACACATGAGATACAGGTTTACCTCTCATCAAATTATGTAATGCATTATCGGGGCAAATCTCACAACCTTCAACTCCACATGGTATGAAGCCGTTAGATTTAGGGTCGCTGTAAGGGCCGTTTATGTGCCTATACTTTGCTTCCATATTTTCAACTGCTTCTCTCAATTCAATAGGTACATTGTCTGATATGGAAATAATATTCTCTCTCCAATAAGCAGGTGTCTTGTTTAGCAAGTAGTCAAATATCTTCACCCAATTAACATCTCTTTCTATCAAATCTTCATTACCACGCTTGAAGAATTTATCAGCCAACTCCCATGACCTACACATCTGTATGAGAGATGATTGTTGGTGTGAAAAGTTACCCGTTCCATAATCAAATGCTGTAGCATGAAGGAACTTATTGAACAATGAACCCGTATTGTGTCGCCAATTTTCAGCCGCATTTAATTTCTGTATTACATCTTGTAGTGTATCTCTATCTTGGGTCTTTAGATAACTAGCCATTACACCCGCAAGTTCACTTGCTTGTAATGCACATTCTTGGTACGCAAGGCCACCAAAACTTCTCGACCATTGTACTGTTTTAGTATCAAAGAACTTAGCACACCACTTGAGTATTGATTGCATATCTTCTAGTGTTAGAGAAATGTTTTCCATACTCGCAAAGTAGTGTTGCCTGTTCCGTAGTTTGAATCCTTCAAACTGTTCTTCACATAACAAGTGCATAGCCGCAGGTAACTCAATGTAAGTACCCTTTAGGCTAGAATTGAGAGTATGTCTTAACTCTCCTAAACATATAGACAAGGCCGACCTACACAACCAATGTGCATATGCACCTGCAAGAACCGCACTTCTCAAACCATTTGGATTCAAACCAACCCATTGGTGGAAGAAGTGTGAGAACCATCCGTGTTGTCTTTGGTATCTTGACTGTGCAAGAAGTAAACCACCTGTAAACGCTTGCTGATAATCGCTGTGGAATGGGTCATAAGGTTGAGGGGTAATCTCCAAACCTTCTTCCTTAGCCACATTCCCTTTCGACCCTTCCACCCATGTTTCTCCTATCTTTGGATTACCAACGATGTATGGTATATCATGTGTTCTTGCATGAGCGCATATGTGTGAAAGCAAAGACCCATCGGGGTGTGCAATTACAAATCCTTCCGGCATAGTTTCTTTGGTTATGTTTTCTTCAAGCCAAGCCACTTCTTCAAGACCGGATGCAACCCATGTATCAACCACCGTTACCTTACCTGTCTGAATAGCACCTAAGTTCTTAGAAATTAGTTTTTCTCCTTCCGCATTTTCATATGTGAAAGGCGGGTCAATCGGGAAGTGTTCTGCCGCCCCTCTAAGTTGTGTGAACAGTAGAGATGATTGGGGTACGTTTTGTGTTAGCCACTTTTCATTTCCCCTATCGAAAACAAACTCAAGTTCGTAGTTATCTTTCTCTACCTTTCTAACCCTACCTTCTGAATCCTTGAAAGACAAATTCTCGTAGTATTCACCTAAGTATGATTCAACTTCTCTATCTTTCAACCAATAATACAACTGCATACCATGTGAAGCAGTTACACCATCGTGTCCTTCACCTACTACAGCATACTGATTAGGTGCAAGCACCATACTTGATGTTGCATTGATGTAAGGTTGTAGAAGTAGACAACCATTAGGGTCATCTTCTTTCATCTTATTCGATAGCCTTTTCCATTCTTCTAAGAATGTACTCTTATCAACTCGGATAGATTCAATCACTCCATGTCTTGCGTGTTCGGGGCAAGCACGAATGAATATATCATCTGTGTTAATCCTACCACTCAACATATGAAATGCTTTCAAAGCAACTCCTTCATCATCACCAAGTAGTAACAATTCATTATCGGGAGATTTGAAAGGACTGTTGGGATTATTCTTATCCATGAGGATACTTATTGCCTTCTGTGCTAGTACACGGCTAATCCTTTCAGTCGTAACCAATGTCTGTTCGTCACTCTTGGTTACTATCTCGCTAACGATTTCTGAACCTTCATCGCTCGTTTGTATTTCATTCCAAAATCCATCTATTATATCATCTATATTTAATTCAAATTTATCTTCACTCATTTAAATCACCATTTACTGTTACCTTTTCCTTTTCTTTCAACATATGCAATTTTTCTTCTTGCTGCCTTTCTTTCAGTTTTTCCTTTTCTTCTGATAACTCTTGCTTTTTTACTCTTTGATAGTTCTTTCATTTTAATCACTCCATATTTTCTGTAAATTCATATTCTTCACCTACTATTGTTACACTATATCCGCTACTCAGATTTGTGTTAGGTGGAATAGCATGGTGTGGTAAATCCACATCATTCATACTCCACCACTTTTCTCTAACCCCCCCATAGGCTAGAAGTGTGCCTTCTGTTGTTGTCCACATATTACCATCATGGTCTGTTAGAGTTATTGGCTTTGCACCATTCACAAACCACTTCATCTGTGAAGGGTCGTGGTTGATTACCAAATCAAAATTCAACAATACAAACAAAGGTAGACCTGTTGTTTCTACAAGTTCTTTAGCAAGTAGTAGTGTTGCTGTGCTATCCTGTATAGGTGTAATCATATCTACAGTAGCCCAACCACTATGCATCTCTCTTTCATGTATGTCTAAATTCTTTATCTCAGCCTTCACAATCCTAACATTTTCAATGTAATCTCCAACTATAGGGGGAAGTTCTTTTGGCGTTTCCGCTAAAATTTTGAAAGCCTCACTCATCTTAGGTGCTAAGTGTTCTTTAACAAATTTATTCATCAGCATTTATTACAACCTCTCTATCTTCCTTTTCTATAATATTGGGCTTCACAATACTCATATCATATCCATAAGACTTGTTCTTTGTCCTTACATAGATTTCACCGTGTGCTATGTGTTCCGAGTATTCATCGAAATACTTTGGATTACCAACAGCACAACCCATGAAAATATCCTTAGTCGTAGCAAATTCTTCGGGATGTATCTCAGCAGGTAGAGTAATCCAATTAGATTCATGTGGAATTACACTAAGAATCTTTAATCCACCACCTTCTTTCAAGTCGTCTTCTGTGATAGGCACTCTCTTTTCCGTATTCTCATCGTAGTCTGCATTTAGTTTGAAGCCATTGACCTTCAACAAAGATGCCGCCATCAACTTTCGTGCAACTGACGCTTCTTGTAATGTATTGAATAGCACATTGAACTTAGGGAATGTATTGAAAGCATACATCTTCCAACGTTCATTACCGTTGTTACCCGCAACCGGAATCCAATGGAACTTAGATATTTCATGTCCGTAGTATTTCTTTGTCTGATACTTCTCGTAAATCCAACCTTCATTACAAGTATCCTTACAAGTATGGCTACCGTTTTCATCTGTGTAATCTTCTGCAAAACACTTAGCACAAGCCTTCTCTCCCAACTTTCTGTTCTTACTGTTGGTGTACTTGATGGCTGTGTGTATCTTGTCCAACCAATTCCAATCTTTCCATGTATAGGTGGTGTGTTTACCCCTTCTTTCATGTCCGTTCAAATCGAAATTAACTAGGCTTCTAGCAATACCTTGTCTGTATGTAGTCCACTTAGTAATCCTGTTCAAAGACTTACGAATCTGTGATTTGACTTCCTTCTCATTAAGTGATTGTATTAGGTTTCTAGCAACTGTGTTGAAGCGTATGATTCTTGATTTATCACCCACAAATTCTGCATTCCAATTTGGGCCTTTGAAAAGGTTCTCATCCTTGTGTTGGTATCCGGTGTAGGTATTACAAAATTGCCTATCATTCCAACCACTACTACAAGCCGCCTCTCTACCTGTATGCCATGCACGGTATGGTGTACCATCGCTTCTAAGTATCATCCACCAATCTTCATCGAACTCCGGTGCGTGGTGAGAACATACCTTCTCATCGTCATTTTCCCATGCACAAACTCCCTTAGTTTTTGAATAGGAAAACACTTCATGTGTAATGTAATCCTCATCTATAGTATCAAATTCATAAGTTTCTCTCAACCATTTAAGTAATGGTGAAAACTTTTCAGTAAGTAAAACATCTATGTAATTTGAAAAGTTTTGGTGTTCTTCATTTGCTAATCTAAATGTAGCAAGATGCCTTATTTCTTCGGGAACTGACTCAATATCCATAGTACCCCACATACCTTGAAACACACCATCATTTACATCCGGTATCTTCAACCTGTATTTCCAACCATTGATTTCATCATGTCCACAACTTTCTTGTTCGGGTCTTGGTAGTTTATCCCAACCAATCTTTTGACTCATCAACAATGTTGCTCTCTTTGTATACTCATTTACCATCTCGTCTACTGTTATCTTAGCATCCCTACCTATGGTAGCAATAGTGTATGCTACTGCTAAATCCATAGGATAAGCAGGGCCAAGAGCATCTCTTACTCTACCTAATGTATTGTCTATGTAAATATCGTCTTCCGACCAAAGTACGGTCGTACCAACCACACCTGCTTTCTCCGCTCTTTTCCATGTTGTGTATCCTTCTCGCCATCTTGTCGTCATCTAAATCACTTTCTCCATAATTTCATTCAATTCTTCTTCATTTATTTCCATTTCATAATCACCTTTCTCCGCTCTTATCATATCTCTCAAACCTAATTTTTCAATAAACCAATTTTTGTAATCACTTTCACCTAAACCTTCGTCTTCTTCAAAAATAATGTTTTCTTTCAACACAATAACATCTGTTACTACTTCCATAAAATCCCTTGTCCATCTAAAGGGAAAGTGTCTTCTGCTATATGGTCGGTGAACTCTCATAAGTACAAGGTCATAACCTAAATTCTCGTTATCGAATGCTTTGAAAAACTCCAAAACTTTGTCTAATCTTAAGTAACTTCCATAGAAGTTTAGTTCATGTTTAGTTTGGCTTTTCATTGTATCTAAATCAAGCATTGTAGTTCTTTCATTTCCAATAAGAAGTTGATTGAAAAGTGATAACTTTTCTTCTTCTGTGGAATCACCATCCACATAGAGGACATTAATACCTGTACCGTATATTGTGTTTGCAGGGCGTTCTTCTAGGTTATTGAAACGCATCACAGTAAACAAATCTAACTTATCTCTATGTCTAAGACCCAAAAACCATCTGAAACTTTTGTAAAACCCTATTTGATGGTCTAACTCAGTTTTCTCAAATTCATCCATATAAGACCCATCAAGACTATCTCCATAGTAACAATCGTTATTCGTTACTGTTTTGATGTACTTCGTATCATCTATCGTCTGTTTGTATTCTTTCTTCTCAATTATCATAATAATTCTTCCTTTCATTCTTCTTTCTTCTAATTCCTTTATAACTAAATCAAAAAATCATGTACGCTTTATTAACTCCACGAACACTCTCTTTCTCTTTCTTTCCACCAAAGTGGCGCAGTTGTGCGATTATAGCGCACTCCGCCTTTGCTCTCTCGCTTGGAAAAGTAGTAGTTCCTGTAGGCTTCTACTGCATTTTCCTGTTTATATTCATCATCCATCGCTAAAGCAAATGGTTCGGTAATACCTGCGGGTATTTTATCTACCATACGAATCATGTGTTTGATTGCGCTTTCACAAGCATGAACTTTACCGAATCTTCTCGTATACTCAGCACATAATCCAAGCCCATGTAAAGCCAACCAAGCAAAATTGGAAGATGTGTTACCCGCCCAAATCGTACATGGGTGATTTTTGTAACCACCTTTGTATGGCCGCCCACTTGTTTTAGCAATCGGCATTTCTTCATCAGTAGCACCATGTCTGCGTAAAGCACTCGCTAACATTTGTGCGCTTTCCACAATCATTTTCGGCACTCTAACATCATCAAGATATTGTGCGGCTACCAATGGTCTTTCATCTAATACAAATATGTTCATTTTCTTTTCTCCTTTATTCTCTTTCTTCTAATTCCTTTATAACTAAATCGAAAAACAGCGCACAGAAATGTGTAGCGCATTCGCTATACGCATCTCCCAAGCGCACTATCATCTTTTCATAAATCGCTGTACTGCGCTAATCTCGCAGGTATTACACGGTTGTAATTACAGTCCGTACAACACCTACCATCGGCCACAGGTTGTGCGTTATGATTATCATATACATCTTTCATTTCTTCTCCGCATATTATACATTCTTCATTCATATATATTCCTTCCACATATTCTACATTTCTTTTCTCCATTCAATCTTGGGTGATTGAATACACACTTTTCTCTTTCATTCAAGTGCATCCCTCAAGTACAAGCCTTTCTTCTGTATCTTAACACGCTGTGTTACCCCATGTATGTGCGACATTGCCGATACTATCCTTCCTTCGGCAAAACATACAGGACATTTCTCCCATGTCTTGTACACTTCATCAGACACATAACCATAGCGTGTGTTATCTCCACATATTCGTTTCATTGTCGTTCCGTCTACGATGTGTTGTTTCATTCTTCCTTCTCCTTGTAATCTACATGGTTCTTAGGTAACTTATGTCGCCTATTCTCACAGTAACGATTAATCATACCTGCAACCGATACATAAGCATCATTGAATCTTTTTTCTGCTACCTTTTTTCTTTCTGGAGTATCATCACTAGGACATAACTTTGCTTTAACTTCTGTTAAGTCTATGGTATCTAGTATACATTTGAATATCTCAAACTGTGCATGGTCTACATTTTTCGCTCTCATTCACTCACCAATCCATAATATCCTTCACCGTGATATGGTAAACCCACATACTCACAGTAACATCTCTCACTACAAAATCCTCTCTCACCTATCGCAGTATTCTGCACGAAGGCAACGGGGTTGTTGCATAGCACACAGGTCATTCACTCACCACCTTCAGCAATTGATAATTTCATCTCCTTAATGCTCAACTGATATGTTTCGGGCGAGCAGTATTTTTTCACAATCCAACTTTCATACTCAGAAACACAACAAGAACTCACAAATGGAGTCCAACCTTCTCCTTTACCAATCACAACATGACGGGGCTTCACAGAAGTAAAGCGACCACAACTCAGACACTTGTATTCACTCATTCACTCACCGCCCCAATGTATAGCACAACCATTCTACCAATCAACCAACAGAAGGTAGAGAGAACAAACACTATTGGTATGTAATCAATATCGTTCATTCTATCATCTTCTCCAATTGTTCAATCCTTTCTTTCAGTTCTTCATTTTCTTTCTTCAATCTTCTATATCCATACATCCATTTACTCATTTAATCACTACTCCATTAACATCTAAGTGTATTAATAACAATTGCATTTTGGTGGTCTTTTGATAATGATTACACCACGGCGATACATTGTTTGAGGGGTGTTCAACATAAGTCCAATTCGCAAGAGTATTCATACCCCATTTCTTTGCTAATCTATCTAATTCCTTACTTGGTAATCTATCAAAGTAAGATAACCATTCTGCTTCTGTCCTTCTTTCTAAAACCATTTAGAATCCCTCTAATACTTTAGCATCCACATCACCTGCTTCAACCATTTCCTTGAGAAGTTCAAACACTACGCTGTTCCTCTCTCCCATCTCACCACCATCTAAGATAGCCTTGATGACTTCTCTCTTTGATTCGATAACATTGTTGAACTTCTCATCAATACTTCTTGGAACTGTGAGATAGATAGCCCATACAGTAGAAGCATCTTGTCCTATTCTGTTTACTCTATCTTCTGCTTGTTCCTCATGTGCAGGACTCCACTCTCTTTCAACAAACACTACTGTGTCTGCCGCAGTAAGAGTTAGTCCTTCCTTAACCGCAGGGGTAGTAGCAAGCAACACATCTATCTTACCTGCTTGGAAATCTTCAACTCTTTGTTGTCTATTCTGTGCATTGACTGAACCACTAATGCCCGCAAGTCTAAGAGGTTTATTCACCAAGTCTTTGTATTTCTTCATGGTGTGTGCATCCTTTAGGATGGTGTGTATACCTTTTAGAACATCTACATGATGAGCAAACACAATGATTGGTTTGTCGTTGTAGTGTAAGTAATTGATTACCCATTCTACTGTAGGTTCTATCTTCATTATACCACACTCATGTCTTAACCTAGTGAGTGTAGTCAATGTTTGTGCGGCCTTACTCTTGTAATCTACTTCGTTTAAGTCTGCAAGTAATTGTCTTTGTAATCTATTGTACTTACCCATAGCACCTTTGTTTATTGTAACGTGAGGGTATTGCCTTATCTTGTCGGGTAGTTCATCCATTACTTCCTTCTTCATTCTACGAATCATTAAATCTCTTAGTGTAGCATGAAGTTCATCTGTGTTGGATGCACCTTTGAAATCCCAACCCCAACCATTGTATTGAGCATCACAGTATCTCTTAGCATAGTCCATGAACTTACCACGCCATTCGGTAGGTCGAAGCGTGGTTAGTGTAGTCCACAACTCTACAGGTCTGTTGCTTATCGCTGTACCGGATAGGAATAGAACAGACTCACACTTGTCTGCTATCTCAAGGGTAGCCTTAGTTCGTGCGGCCTTACCATTCTTTAGGTAATGTGATTCATCACAGATGATGGTTTTGAATCCCTGTTCAAGTAAAGCATCTTTCTGTTTGTTCATAATATCGTAATTGATGATGACTATATCTGTGTCTTCAATATCAGCACTACCACCATCAACAACACTTGCTGAGTATGTACTACCCAACCAAGTGTCTGCTTCCTTCAACCAATTATATTTCACATTGGCCGGACACACTACCAAGACAGGATGATGTTCGGGGTGTAGTGCCGCATAAGCAAGTGCTTGAATTGTTTTACCAACACCCATATCATCTCCAATAAGACAGCGACCACCGGACAGTTCGGCATACCTAACACCTGTGTATTGGAATGGATAGAGTTCGTGTCCTTCGGGGAATACTTCTGCTAACCTAGCCTTCATGTCTGCAACTGTATCATCACTACCAACCTCTACACTACCACTCAGTTTGATTCTCTCCATCTTAGACTCCACATAGTTAGCAACCCCATCAACTTCCAAGACTGATTCAACCAATCGTGCAACTGATTTTGGAGATGCAAATGTATAGAATCCATCTTCATTCTTTGCTTCTTCAATGAACTCAGTAATCTTAGACAAGGGTATAATCCAACCAAGTTCTTCCTTCTTCCACTTACCACCACAGTTCTTGATTATGCTTCTAACTTCTATAGCATTCTTTGGTATGTAGATAAGGACATCACCTGCTGATTTAGTAGCCGTGTAATGTAATGTAGAATCTGTAATATCATTCTCGGCATCAGCGTAATGTTCTTTCAATCCATCACAATACATGACCTTACCTGTGGCTTCTGTGAACAACTCATTAACCTCATGGAATCTATTGATGACTGACTTCTTGTGTGCAATAGACATACACCTGTTAGGACTATCCCAAAGGAAATCGGGGAAGCCCATGTTCTCCTTGAAGAATTGGTAGAAGTCTTGGTGTCGGATAGGGAAAGTAATCTTGATTCTCTTATCTTCCTTCGGCCACTTTCTATTGCGGTCATTCTTACCATACCATATTCTAGCATAAGCCTCAAAGGTAGCGGTGTGTGTGCGTAAGAGATATTCTTTCTTTTCATTTCTTTTATCAACCATCTCTTGACTCACTTCTTCTGCAAATCTATTACCGAATATCTTACCCAAACTTTCTAACAAGGCTTTCACATATTCTGATTGTCCTATGTTTGTGGTTTCACAATGAACTTTTATGTCGTCATTTAGTTCCCATTCACCTGTGTCGTAGAACTTATCCATATCGAAGTTGCTATACAACTGACTCTTAGCCTCACTCTTTTTTATGGATAACTTCCGAGCAAGTTCTTCTTCTTGTTCCTTCTTCTGCATGGCTTGTTGTCCTATCACCTTGAGATAATCCAATGCACTAATCCAATCTGTTCCATCGGGATAACCTGCTATCTTCATAATCGTAGGCAACTGTGTTTTCCTATACTTGTACAACCTTGTAGCCATCTCAAGATATTCCCACTCATGTAATTCGTTTCTCTTTGCTATCCTTTCAAAGAAAGGTGCATCGGGTTTGTTCGGGCCGATACCATCTTCTGCGTGTTTACCATGTATTGTTTTG